CCGTTACTAACTCCATTAGCGAAACCCTGCACATTTTGTGTAAGGATCCTAATAGAGCAAGCAAGCTCACTCTCGCGATCCGGTCTTTTAGACCAGACGCCTGAGTTAGGGCATCCCTTGTCAATAAGCTCAGCACCATACCTACCGATTTAAGGTGTCCGGATTTAGCAAATGATAAAACATTCGCTACCCGGTTACCTACGGTATTGTTGGATAAGAGTTGGTTGAAAGAAATACCGCTAACCACGGACTCACCGATACAGGTTCGTTTGGCAAATTCGAAGACGGGTCGGGAATGGGATACAATTGATTTATTCAAGTTGATCTCACACCCTAGTGCCTTCATGATCAAGAGATATTGTTCAGCTACAAGCCGATCAAATATCACAAGATCATCCCCTAGTATTTCATAATTAGAATACCAGGTTTGCCCATTCGATACACCAGCCTGATAGGCGGCGTACTGAACGATCCAGTGATGAGTAAGAGCAAGCATTGCCCAGCTAGAGAGCCCTCCCATTGGCTGACCTACTGAATATCGATAGGGTCCCTCAGATATTTTATATCTTTTGGCGACCTTTTCGTTAAAGAAGAAATCTCGGTCAATCATTACTTTCGTCCAATGATCCCCTAAATATTGGGAATTGAACAAAAGATTAATGATTGCAGCCGATAATTTCACCGGAATCCGGTCAGTGGCTGCAGTCAAATCAAAACTGTATGCACACTGTGCTTTAAGAGCTTTCTCTTGGCATCGACTCACTGATGCATCTTGATCGAATGTACCATCATTTGGTAATGTTCTCAAAATGTCAAACAGTTTGTCATGCAAAGGAGAAAGGAAAGTCTGAGATAATGAGTCTATCAGTGCGAAAACCCGGACTTTACCAGCTGCCTCTTCCTTAATTGCAAATTGTGCAATAGGAACAGGGCCCCCACTTCCGTGGGTGCGAACAGATGGTTTAGTCATAAGGTGATCCCACTGAATATAGTCAGATACTCCAGAGTTTCCTCTGATGCTTTTAGCATCATAGTCCTTAAAGTCAGAAATTAGATTTGCTCCGTTAACTACATGCCCCATAAATGGGGTATGTCGAGGATCAGTAGCAAAGGCCATATGGAAGAGAGTTTCCCACAGATCGGGACGATGCGTATATACATTGTAAATATCAGTCAACAGACCAAACATTGCTACCTTATTGGAAGGACTAGCCGCTTTACTCAACACAAATTTTTGTGGAGTAAGAGAAGACTG